CATATACATGAGATTCGCCCTCAAAACTAATCACTTCATTAAAACTATCCCATTTTTTACCCATAAACGATAAACCATAAGGTGGATCTGAACATATTAAATCGACTGTATTATCATCCAATTCTTTTAATTTTTCTAAACAATCACCTAATATTAATTTACTCTCCATATAATTGCTTTCTACGTTCTTCAGCTATTTCATCTTGTCTTTTCTTTCTATACCTATCCCGCGCAACTTTACGAAGCTTATCCTTATTACGCTCATAATGTTCCATCTGCCATTTACGCTGAGCTTCCCTTTGTTCTTTTTTTGTAAAATATTTACGAATTCTTCCCATGACTCATTCTCGCGTATCTATTTAATTGGGTAAAATTCTGAGTTAACCAACCTTGTAAATTTGGTAACGCTGTAAATAGTTTATCTTGATAAAACTTAGTTTCAAATTTAAATTTTATCAACTCAGTTATAGGACTTTCAACCAATCCCATAATTTTCATCTTACTACTAGGTGTTATATCTACATTAAATAATTGCATTAATTTTCTATTAAGAAATAATTGCTCTTTACAAATACCTACACTTTCATACAACTTCAATTCATCTTTTTTATCGTCTGAAATTTTTATACATTCTTCTAATGTATAATATGGTTCATCTCTATCTGTAATTTTAGGAAATCTTTTTATAATACTTTTAAGTCCAGCGCCCCTTACCCCAGGAATATTATCCGATTTATCTCCTTCTAATATCCTATAAGTTAAAAAGTTTTTTGATGGAATTCCATATTCTTCATATATTGCATCCCTATCATATATTTTCTTTTTAGTAGGACTGTAAACTTTAATTCTATGATTTATTAGTTGAAGAAAATCTTTATCAGTAGATGATATAACTACTTCACTTTCATTAAACACTTGTTTAGATAAATGAGCTATAACATCATCCGCTTCAATATTATCCATGGCAATAATTGAAACTGGTAACATTTGTAAATATCCAATTACTGATTGTAATTGTTTTAACATATTTTTTCGCTCATCTTCCTCACTAGCAAAATCATATGCGCGTACTAATCTACTCTTTGGTTTCCTACCAGCCTTATATTCAGGAAATATCTTACGGCGGCGGGTGCTCCCACCCTTACCATCAAATACTATGATAGCTCGGGTGGGATTGAAAAGATGGATTGCATAACCTATACTTTTTAGAAAGCCAACTATTCCCCCAATGTGAATCCCATCATCATTGAGAGTTGGCATAACGCTGAATACTCTTATAAAGGTATTCAGGCCATCTACAATAAGTACCTTATCATTGAAGTGACCACCATCTAAACTGCCGCCCTTTTTCTTTATCTCATCAAGTATACTGACATATCTTTTATCCATCACCGACCTCATCTGTAATTTCTACATCGTCTATTCCTAAAGCACTTTTATCATACTTTAAGATAACTTTATCACAGATGAGTCTATATAGATATTCTTTTAGATCTTTATCTTTTAACATATCAGCAAAATCTTTTGATTGAAATTTCTTTACTTCCAATTCTTTACCAGTTTCCAAATCAATTATTGGTAAGGAGTACCAAGCGCCAGATACTTTAGCTATACCATACTCTTTCATTATAGTTAGCCAACTACCTTCATCATCAATACCACTCTCAAAATAAAGAGGAAACTCCGCTTTTCTTAACGGAGGTCCTAATCTATTCTTTACAACTTGCGCCAAAATCGTCATCCCAATAACATTCTTCTTAGAATCTTTTATTTGACCTTTATTCTTCAATCTAATTCTAGTTGATGAATGAAATGGTAATGCTTTTCCACCACTTGTAGTCCAAGGGTCTCCAAACATAACACCTAACTTTTGTCTTAATTGATTTGTAAATACTAAAGCAACTTTCTGTCTTCCAATCATCTGAGTAATTTTTCTCAGTGCTTTAGAAACAATAATTGCTTTTGCAGTAGCCCAACCATCTTTATCAAAATCAGCATCTAATTCAACCTTAGTTGTTGCCGCTGCTAGTGAATCTACTAATATTGTCACCAATCTATCTTTATCTGAACCTCTTACTTGTAAAACTATTTCTTCAATAGCTTCAAATATATCTTCGACTGTTTCAAGATGTAAGTATAACATTTTTGAAACATCTACACCAATAACTTCTAAAAAATCATGACTTACTGATGTTTCTGTATCAATATAAACTGCTACACCATCTTTCTTTTGAGTTTCCGCAAGTATATGAGCACCAAGTAAAGATTTACCTGTTGATTCCAATCCATTAAGTTCTGTAATTCTACCTACAGCAATACCACCATTTGGTTTATTTGATATTGCTAAATCTAACATAGTTGATCCTGTAGATACAAAATCCTCTATATCGGTTGGCGTACTATCAGAACCATCTAAAAAATACGCTACTTTCATGTCCTTAAACTTCTTATTTAAAGTATCAGCAAGGACATCAGCTAACTCATCCCGTACAGACATATAATATCCTTACGTTTTAAGCGTTTTGATTAAATAATTCATCAAAAGCCGAAGAAACTGATTCTACAGTTTTTGTAGTTTCAGATACTTTTTCTGAAGTTACAGAATTGCCTTTAGTAGAAGTAGATTCTTCTTTTTCTTCACTCTTACCTTCAAGCCAATCATTTAAAATCTCTGTAAGTTCATCATAAGTCTTTTCCTGATAAATTTCCGTAAGTTCACGTTGTGTATCTGATACCAATTCGAGAATATTTTTATCCTCTGAAATCGGAGCCGTTACTGGCTTAACTCTAATAGCAGTAGATGGAAAAGTAGCTCCTGTTTCTTCTGCTGTTTTAAACTCAACATTAACATCTCGTCCATTTAATGGATCTGTAATATCACCATAATCTGGATCTGAAATAACTGAAAGAAGTTCCTGGTAAACTGTTTTACCAAATCCCCAAAATTTAACACCTTCTTTTTCTTCACCACGAACAATAACTGGAGCAAAAGTTCTCATTTTTGCTTCGAGTTTCTTACCTAATCTATAATCATCACGATTACCAGAAGTTTTCAACTTCTGAGCAAATTCTTCTATTGGGTCTGGACGACCGAAAGAAATTGGTGATAGATAAGATTTTCCACCTAAATTGTAATGGAAAAATAATTCTACAAAAGGATTGTCCTTGTTAAATTTATAAGGTACAATTCTAATAATCTGTGTTCCTGGTTGTGGTTTCCAAAGAACGGATGTTCTTTGATTTGTTGCTTGTAACTGATTCAATCGTCTTTTTACTAGATCTAAATCCATTTGTTAATCTCCTATATGTATGTTTTAATTATTAATTATTAATTGTAAATGGTTAATCAACTTAACAACCATTCACATATAAGTATCGAGTAGTTTTACAAACTACCAATTTTTTTTGAGTTTTCTATAACTTTCAGAGCATACTCATAATAAAATCTACCTGCTTTAGGTCCACCGTTTCTTTTTCCATCCGATTCACCTATAGGTTTAATCCATAAAAATGCATCACACAATTCATTGTTAGTTTCAGTAGTTGGAAAATGACCAATCCCTGCTGTTTTTGGATTACACCAATCACCTGTATAACCAAATCCATTTCTAGCTGTATCTATAACATAATGCTTACCAATTATATCAGATATTTCATCTCCATAACTCATACATTGTTTCGTAGAAACAAAATTTGATGTATTTAAAGCAAACCCTTCATAAGATTCTTTATCAAATTTACTCAAAATATTTATAACTTCATTCACTTTTAACCAATATGGATGCCCAACATCTAAATATATCTTAGCATTACATCCTTTCTGTAAAAGTTTTAATGATTTTCTAATTAATCTAATTCTTTTCTGTTTTTCTTCATATTTCATATCAAATGACTGTGCTAATGCATCTGGTTCATATATTACTATTGGAGCTTTATCTTCTATCCCCTTTACTACATCTTTTATAAAATCTATATAAGATACTTGATTAATTTCTCCACCTTTTGAATGATGTCCTAAATCTCTATCTGGTATAGAATATATAACAATATAAGGTAAATACGGATCCGCTCTATCAAATAATCTTTTAATTCGTTTTTGAATCTTCTTTGCCTTTTTATATGGGGATGATCCATACCAAAATGCAATAGGTTGTCCAAATATTTTATTTAATTCTTTGGATTTTAATGTATGTTCTTTATGTATTCTAAAATCTGGATAATAAAACCTGTATTCCATATAACTTAAATCTAACCTAATCTCCTATTCCCCACTCTGAAACTAATACTACTTTATGAATTTTTGTTTTTATCTCTACCAACTTATCATCATTATATAATAAAATACAATTACGATAATTATCCCAGGGTATTGGGAATTTTTTATCAAGTACTCCATTATTTAACTGTAATATAATTTGATTTAATGCATTTATTGTATATAAAGTATTGGTATGTTTTTTTCTATGTAGTGAAATTGTATTTGGTATTCCTTCCATAAAATCTGTTTCAAACTCAACATTATATGTACAAATCAAATTAGTAGGCTCATGTGTATTATTAAAAACATATATTTTATCAAACAAAATTTTATTACAACTAATAATAATATCAATTATTTCATTTAAATTATCTTTTTTTGCAAAAGTGCAAAGTAGTTGTGTTTTCATATCAATTAACTACGCTTACCGTCTTTTGAAAAACATTTTTTCATTTTATCAGACCATTGATAAACTGTTTGTAACTTACCAAGTTTTCCTGACTTAGTTCTAGCTACCTTAACTCCAATTTCTACTCTCTCATTCTTTTCATTTATAGCATAAACAATTCTTTTACTACCAGTAGTCCTACCCTTTTGACTTCCTCTAACTCCCTTTTGCTCTGTAGCTTCTCCTACCTCAAACTTTGTCACAAAATCTTCTTTATTATTTACTCCAGGAATACACTCTCTTAACACCTCTCCATCTACAGAAAGACCTCCATGATTTGTTTCAAACATACCTTTGTATTTATGTACTCCCTTTTCTGATTCTGGATTCATAGCCTCTAAATGAAACTGTTTAAAAATTGTATTCCCTTCTAAAAATGTTCCAACCCCTATCTGTTTACCACCATAATTTATTTTAATTGCATCCTGTCTTTTTATATAATCAGTTTCATTTAATATTGTTCTATTTCTTATATCTTCAATCATTGGATCTACATCTGGAGCACCTTTATTAGCCCACCTTCTATTCAATCTATCCATAAGTGTTATTTGGTCATTAGTTGGATCATCATCTTTATCTTCATCTGACATGAATGCTAAAAAAGC